AATTCAGACATCCGACCAGCGTCAGCATCCGCACCGCGAGCGGCACGTACCGCTCGTCTTCCGGCCGGGGGCCCCGCTCGATTAAGCGGGTATTCATCCATGCCGTATGTTTCATCAGCATTGCCTGACGGTAAGGTAGTTTGGTCATAATTTGACAACGATTGAGGTTCCGATTTGACGGCCTATCATTTTCCCGTATTCATTGTATATTTCACGCGGATAGATGCTTAAATCGGAGATATGTACTCCGTTATCTTTTTCGAACTGCATCAGCAAGCAGGATATTTGATCTTCAAGATGCTCCTTGGCATCTTTGACTTCAGATATCGTTTTAATTACAAGTTTCATGGTTAGCTCGGCAATTGGTTGGATCGAATAATAAGCGGAATTGAAACGGCGCACTGTGTATTTCGGATTTTGGGCTTGCGTAGAATCGCCTCCAGTTTGGGAATAAGAGACTGCAATTCCTCTACGGTCAATAGTCCGAACGGTTTGCCTGCGATACGTAAATCCATGCAGAATTCGTTGACCGGGGTAAATGAAGAATCAGTCGTATCGATACCGAGGCGTTGCATGCGTTTCAACACTGCCGAACGGGCTTTTCGTAGTCGTTCTTTGTGGTCTGCAATACTTTCTCCCATCATCTTACCCGACTGTAAGCACTCGCACATATCTTCGTACTCCGTCGGCATCATCTCCCGAAGCGATGAAGTACGACCATCCGTGAATTGCAATACCAAAGTTTCCTTGTACCGGTCGAGGTCGATGCCTTTCGCCTTGGCGATAGCATAGAACCGAGAGTAGCTACACTTTTTCTTTGTCATAATCTTCGAAAGTTTGTACGCTGAAAAATCCGAGTTTGGGCCGTACGTTCATAAAGACCGGCATTCGACGATGGAGGGCGATGCACAACTCGATGCGTGCACCCTCGCTCTTCTCGTAATCGTCCAACAAGTAGATGGCGTCACATCGAAGCAGCAACGAGATATCTTTGCCTATGTGCTCCGCCCAGTCGGCCTCCAGTGGAAGGCCGTTGTCGAACGGGCTGACCGGTTCGAACCCGAACCGCCGTATCTTCTCCGCCGCACTTCGAAATTTGGCGATCGCCTCCCGGACAGGCAGTCCGGTGATCTTTCCGCTGATGTAAATTTTCTTGATGTCCATATCGTTTTACATTTAAGGTTTATCCCCAGTATTTACGCGCACCTTCTTCGTAAATCGTACATTCGCCTGTCGGACCGATAAAACGGCCCTTACTGAAGGCTTTGTAACCTTCGACCCAGATTTTCAGCGAAGCGTCGTACATCACTTTGCTCGCAGCACGTCCGTCCGGACGTTTGCCGTCGGCATGGCTGACGAAAATCAGCAATTTGTTGCGATGCCGCTCCTTGAATGCGATGTATTCCTTGTAACTCATTTGGGTATATTGGAAAGAGTCGATGACAACGAAATCCCACGATCGGGGTTTCGACAGCCGTTCGTCCATTTCTTCGAAACTCATCGAATCGTTGTACTGAAAACGACTGCCGCATTCATCTGCCCGATAACGCCGAATAGCATCCTGTGTCGTTCCTCCCAGTCCCTCCTCCAACGGCAGATAAAGTACTTTGCCATGAGCGCACAGCGCCTTGCAAAAGGATACCACAGCCGAAGTCTTTCCGTTGCCGCTGTTACCCCAGAAGAACACCACACCCGTACGGTCGATTTCCCCCACGCAATCATCCCAGATGCCGCCCAAACGAATCGTGCGGCGTTTGATCGTCAGAACCTGTTTTGCAGATAGTGTCCGGCCCATTTGAATTGCTTTTGAACAAGACTATTTCTTGATTTCAGCGAGCTTTTTACTTTTGTGCACCGATTTCCGAACACGGCGCATGTCGTAATAGTCCCGCACTTGCTTCTTATCCCATGGATTTGCAGCTTTCGATACGACCGTGCGGGCATCTGCCAACACTTTGGAGATTGCTGCTTCGGCATTCAGCCCGTTTGCCAGACATACGGCCGTCACCTCATGGCTGGTTGCGGGAGTGAGGTCGATGAACCGGCGCCCGATACGTGAAAACATCTCGTCATAACCCTTTTTGTCGTACTCCAAGCCGATACTCATCCGCCGCTTGATGTATTCGGTCGATAGAAAGATGATTCCGCAGCGTCCTTCGAGCGCGTTGTAAATCGAAATGAAGTAGTAAAACACCGTATCCATCAACTTGTCGCCTTCGTCGAAGACGAGCAGCGGCCGGTCGAGCACACGCAATTCATCCGTTACGGCTTGGAGTTTCTCCCGCTGGCTCGTCTGGGCGAGTTTGAGCCCTATGACGCGGGCCATTTCACGAATAAAGTCCCCGCGACGCATGTCCTCCGAACACGAGATAACGAACACGTTTTCATGCTTGGCAGCATAATCGTGCGCGGTCGTCGTCTTGCCGATACCGGCATTTCCGACCACCCATGACACGTTTTGATTCGCTTGCGCATCCTCCAGCAAAAGAAATAATTCCCGGTAAGCCGTCGTTTCGCAGACAGTCCATTCCTCCGGATTCACAGGAGAAATTTGCGAGCGGATCCGCAGGAACATTTCGTCGCTGATGTTGTCGAATTTACCGTTCAGAATCGTACTAATCGTACCTGCACTGATACCGAGTGAATTCACCGCCTTGTTTTGGCTGGGATACTTGGATACATAGACCTGCAAACGGGCCTGAATATCCTTTTTCTCTTCGAGAGATAACTGTTTCATATTGGTTTGTAATTAAAAATTTACATTCGATTGAATATCGCCGTCGGATCGCAATCCAGATTGCTGACCGCCTTGGTATATTCGCCGACGGTCACCGGTTCGGAGTACTGCCCGGAGGGCACGACTACAACCGTATCGGCCAGGCGTTCGTACTCTTTTTCGCTGATGCCTTTGATCGCCGGTGTCCGCAGCCCGTGCTGTTCCGGTGCGACGCCGTGTTCCAGTTCCAACGCATGCGCCTCGATTTGACGGCGCACCCGCTCACGTTTGTTCGCTTCATCGTTGTAGCGAATCAGCTCCATATCGCTTTCCTGTTGTTCCTGAATATTGCGACGGACCGTGAGATAAGGATATGCTACGGTTTCGTAACGTAACCCCATCGGGGTCTGTTCGTAAAGCAATGCGCGATCCATGGACTTCGGATCGAAACGCACGAAGAATTCTCGGCCGGTATTCTCACTGCGCCATGCGTAATCGGGCGTACCATCGGAGGTCAATACCTCGTAAGTGTACTTGCGGTTTTGGTATTGGATCGTGATACCATCGGCTGTAAATATGCTCGGCCGCTCGGTTGTCAGCCAGAACAGATCGATCATATCCAATTCCGTTACGCGCTCCGTTGCAGGATTGACGCTCGTGCGGTACATCTCTTCGTGTGCAATCCCCGTCTGGTAGTGCTTCATCGCATTCCATTTGCTGCGGGCGACGGAGTAGGCCTCCAGCATCTCCTCGTAGGTGAACAATTTCTCCTTGTTCGCTTCGAGGAACTCCCGGTTGATCTTCCACGCCTCTTTCGAAGTGATGTTCCCGCCGGTGAAACGCCAATCCTCATGCAGTACCTGCTTTTGAAAGCGACCGAACACCGACTCGATACTTTTCGACGGAGCGTTATATGGTGCTGTCGGGCGATTGATGCGGCAGATATTCGCGAAGAACTTCTGAGCGATCTTGCTCCGCTGCCCGCCCTGATTGTCGGTAACGATTTCATACGGTTTGTGTCCGGCTGTTTCGATAGCCATACGGAATGCCCGAAACTGAGCGTCGAAATTCTCCGTATCGCTGACCGCATAGCCGAGCAAGGTTTCGCTGTAAGCGTCGATCACTTCGTACACCGATGCGGAACGCACCACCGTTTTGCCGTTCTCGACCGCCTTGTAGAAGAGGTTGAGCTTCGTTCCGTCACCGTACCACAGCGAATCGCGCATCGTCGGCATTTCGGTCTTGTTGCGGCGTGCATAGAGCTGTTTGGCCGCCAGTTCACCATAAACAGCGTCGTACCACAGCGGCTTGATCTCCGGCCGTTCGAGGTATTGCACCAGCGACGACTGCGAAGCGAGCCGTTTCCAACCGCGACGTTCGGCGATGCGGTTGAATTCTTCGAAGAGCTGCTTGGTCGTATAGACCGGGACGCGACAACGACGCAGGGCGACGATCTGACGTCCGGCCGCTTTGGTAATTTTCAGCGTGTTCGCATTGCAGAACTTGCCAGACACGAGGCAGGCATAGCCCTCTTTCGTATATTGGCGGAGCTTGTCGCGCAGACGAGCTTCACTCTTGGGCAGGGTGTGTCCGTAGGCTTTGCGCAACTCCTCGGCCGCAGCGAAGATGTTAGACCAGATGACCGGCGTATTGTTATTGCACGCACGACGCATCGCTTTTTGTGTCCCCCGCATTTCCCGAAGAGCATTCAGCACCCGCGCATTCAGCGTGTATTCTGTTTGTTTATCCTCCGGTAAATGTTCGCCGTTCGGCAACAGATATTCATGATAATACTTTTGTGCTTCGCTATCGACTGCAAGCGGCATATCTTCCTGTTTCATTATCTTTTCAGGATTACCGTATTTCGCTTCAAAACGCAGTCGGAACCGTTCAGGTAGCGAGTGGTACTCGATCAGAGCATACGACCCGAGTCCCTTGCCCGGACGTAGAACATTTACCCGGCCCCGCGTCACGAGATGATCGTAAGCACTACGACTCATTACCGCCTCGCCATCGTCCGACCGCGTCAGCTCGTGCATCGTTACTGCTATTATGTTTCCGAAATATTCCATCGCTTCGTTGTTCTCGATCCCGCGCCGGTATCGCTCCGGGCAACGCCTTCAGCGTTCGTGGGAAAATCGCTATATTTGTGTTGCCAACTACAAAATTTCAGCGATTATGTTACCTGCCGATCTATATATCCATTTCATTTGCCCGTCGGAACAACTGATGTTCCGTACTCGTGAATCGATGTCTCCTCAATTGCGCCAGTTAGACGTGAGATACAGAACTGATAAATCGTATCCTCCCGAATGTTACCGATTTGAACTTTCCATTCCTGCCGTGGAGGAGTACACGATGACCTTTCGGGTGTGGATTGATAAGCATGATCCCCGGATTGAGCAGATCCTGACGGCTGCACACAACGTTGTCGAAAGCGTTTCAACAGAGATACGTCTTGAAATAGAAAGGTGATCGTACCGTCGGCTTCGTTCCAGTCGGACTCTCCGAGACCGTATCCGCTGATCGATTCCAGTTCTTCGACCGCCGCATGCAATAGCTCATTCAGACGCTCTTCGTGACGGGAAATAGCCTCTCTTTGGTGTTTGGGTATCATAAGCCTACCTGTTTAATGAATCCGTGAGGCTTTGCGCCTCGAATACGATGTTTCCCCAGTCGCGAACCTTGACATCGGAGAACGTTTTTACGGCACGATTATCCCGACTGATGCTGGCTGTGCACGTCGCGTTGTCGAACTCCACTCGAACACCGTTCGAGAAGGTTTGAATGATCCGTTGTACGCCGCCGATATCATGTACGAAATCGATCTCGCAATTCGGCATGAAACCTTCCGTGACATCGAGCTTGATCATTACGCGTCCGCCATTTTGCACGGCCATGCGGCGAATCTTTTCTGCCAACTGGCTCTGGGTCTGGAAGGTCAAGGCCGACCACAGCGTTACACGGCTTACCCCCAACGCCCGACAGATGCGAGCTTTTTTAGAAGTCGATAATTCGATATATTTCATCATTCTCTTGGTTATGTTTGGTTCTACAAGTAGTCAGACAGTATCTCTTTGAAATGCCATCATCGGGATATCGCCGGGTTATTTTACTTCATTGATGCTCGGTCTCAAGGAACAACCGTAAGCCGTTACCAAAGCGTCGAACATGCGCTTCACGAAGGAAGCGGACGCTTCGAAAACAATTCCGGACTTCTCCGTATAACTGAATGCGATACCGCGTGTAATCAGGTAAAAACAGACCTTGTTCTTGTTGCTTTGCGTTTGCCACTTCTTCATTTCCTCTTTCATAGCCATAATTCAAAATTTTCACTATCTTTATAGCGCCTTAATATGTTAGGACGATGCAAATATAAACGAGATATTTCGACTATGCAAGAAAATAAGCAAGAAAAATCACCTATCAAGCGAAAAATATTGTTATTCCTTTCGGAAAATGGTATAAGTCAGTATGATTTTTACCGAAAAACGGGTATTACAAGGGGGATTTTGGGACAAAATAATGGTATTAGCGAGGATAATATGGCGAGATTTCTTGCTGCATATCCACAAGTATCGGTCGAATGGTTATTGACAGGACGAGGTTCAATGCTTCGAGATCAAGATATCCAACTTGCCACGCCTGTCGTAAAAGAACAATTCCATCTGCGAACGGATCACAAAGTAGGATTGCAAAGCATCCCCCTCTATGAATTGGATGCAACAGCCGGTTTAGTGGAACTGTTCAGCGATCAGGCCCGCCAAACACCCATTAGCCATATACAAATCCCCGATCTTCCGCCATGCGATGGAGCTCTTTACGTGCGAGGGGATTCGATGTATCCATTACTGAAAAGTGGAGACATAGTTCTATATAAAGAAATTGCAAATAATTCGTCTGGTATATTATGGGGCGAAATGTATCTTCTATCGTTCACACTTGACGGCGAGGACTATATTACTATCAAGTATATACAAAAAGCCGATGACGACCGTTTCGTCCGGCTCGTTAGCCATAACCCACACCATTCACCGAAAGACATCCCCGCCGACTCGATCCAAGCACTGGCATTGGTAAAGGCGAGTGTGAGATTCAACACGATGGGATAAAAGCGTGTCACGCGCACTTTTTCAAACAGCAAACAGCGGCAACTTGAGCAGTTGTTGCTGTTCTTTAGACGATTATACAAAAATAAGCGATTGAAATTTGTAAAAAGTGTGTCATTAAGGGGGTACATATACCGCCATTTTTCTGCATTTTTGCACGGTTTTGGTAGTTAAAGGTTAGTTTAGGTGCATCTCTTTTTCACGTTTTTGGCAGTCTTAATGGCTGTTTAACGTGGATATTTCGTTTTGAAACACGAAAAAACAGAGGCAGTTTTAACGGCCGTTTTTGTGGCCGTCTAAATCTCAGATCATAGAACATGACTGCCGAAATGGCAGAACGACCTTGCTTTGTTTGGTGAGGGTTTGAACGGCCGTTTGAACGATAAAAATACGATACTCGACTGGCGTCACCTATACACGCCTACCAATGGCTGAAATCGCAGCACAAACAGCCTCAGTCGCAAATCCGACCTACGGTCGCAGATATCAAAAAGCCTCCGAAATTTGACCGTTTTTGGCCGTTTTCGGAGGCAATGTAACATCGGAGGTCGAACACCGCGTTCAAATCTGGTTCAAATGTAACACGAAAGTATCACCGAAGTAACATTTGGTTTCGCGGTGCGTCCGGGGGTGTCGCGCTGCTAACCTTCTGATATATACCGGATATCTATCTTTCTGTCGCTGCTCTTCTTTTGTACATTTGGTTTTTACCCCCATACGTCAGACCCGGTACGGGCGAGTCGCTGTCCTCATGCAGGGGATCTTCCAGGTCGGCGGGCGAGCGCTTCAGCTCCTCGACGGTAGGAATGGCCTGCTTGCGGATCGGGCAGTGCGGATTTTCCGGATCGATCAGCGTCAGGTAGTAGGGCGTGATGGCCATACGGAGCGTTTTGAGCGATTCACGGATGCCTTCCTCCTCTTCAGCGGTCAGCTTGATGTATTTCTTGAGCTCATCTACGGTCTCAATCCTGTTTTTTACCTGCCAGTGCCAGTCGTTCCATTGCTGGTCGGTCACTTCGGGAAAGAATTCTTTTCTGCGGCTCATTGCGGGTGTGAGAGGTGTCATTTGATTTTATTTGTTTCGTTCGATTGTTACGTTGTTGCGGTTTGTGTTTTTTCGCCGATGTAGCGAGCGTTTGTTTTCGCCGTCCGCTCATCGAAAACGAATGCGGCGGACGGCTATTTTCGATGAGTGCCTCCTGCCTCGGTAAGTCGGATCCGTCCTGCTTTTTTAATTTGCGCCGGGCGGGGACGATGAGGAAAGGCGGCAGGTGTCGTTCGTATCGGTTAGGCGTACAGCTCGGTGAATATCTTTCTCAAGGCTTCGCATTCGCGGAACTCCTGAAGCGTGATCTCCGCATGTCCCTTCGTATAGCCGTTTCCGATAATCATCGTCACGTCGCTGCCGACGCCTTCGGCGCCGAGAGCGGCTTTCGTGAAGCTCGTGGCCATCGAGAAGAAATAGACGATGCCCGTATTCTTCGTACAGAGGATGCTGGTCATTTCGGTGTCGGGAACATTCACATTGTTGATGGTGATGTCGCACATTTCGCCATTGGTCAGCTCCGTAATCTTTTCGAGTACCGGAATCGGCTGACGAGCGTCCATGCAGACGACCTCGTGGCAGAAGCCCAACTTGTCCAGGCGCTCCTTCTCCTCGGGACTGTAACAGAGTCCGATCACTTTGCCCGTTACGCCGACCCGCTTGCGAGCCTCGTAGCAGCAGAGCATGCCGGATTTGCCAGCTGCGCCGATAATCAGCACCGTGTTGCCGGGGCGAACCAGTTTGGCTACCTGTGCCGGAGCTCCGGCCACGTCGAGGGCCGACATTACCAGCTTTTCGGGCAGGTCGGAAGGTATTTTGGCGTAGATGCCGCTTTCGAACAGGATCGCCTTGCCATCGATATCGACCTGATCGACATCGGGGCGAATCTCCTTGATCTTGTCGATCCGCAGCGGAGTAAGCGACAGCGAAACCAGCGTGGCGATCTTGTCGCCTACCTTGAGGTCGGTCTTGCCGACGAGCGCGTCGCCGATCTTCTCGACCGTACCCAGCAGCATGCCGCCCGATCCGGTTACCGGATTGCGGTGTTTTCCTTGTTTTTCGACGATGTCGAGCATGATCTCGGCGATCTTGGCTTTGTCGCCTCCGGCCTGGTTCGAGATCTGGGTGAAGCTGGCCGAGTCGATGTTGAGGGTCTGTACGTCGATTAGGATCTCGTTGTCGTAGATCTCGTCCATGTTGTTGTCCAGCTTGTCTGCCGGCTGGGGAAGCACGCCCTTCGGGGAGATTACCCGGTGTGTGCCGTATTTATGTCCTTTTTTCATTATGGTGTTTTGTTGTGTTGCAGTGTTGATGTTTTTTGGGTGATCTTATTTCTTGAGTCCCAGAATGCGGCGAGCTTCGTCCGGTGTAGCGACCTCGCGTCCGAACTCTTTGGCCATGCGAACGACCTTCTCGACCAGTTCGCCGTTGGATTTGGCCGGAACGCCTTTGGAGAGATAGACGTTGTCCTCGAAACCTACGCGCACGTGGCCGCCGTCGATGATCGCCAGGGCCGCCAGCGGAAATTCGTAGCGTCCCACGCCGGCTACCGTGTAGGTCGCATCGGCCGGAATGCTGCCCCGCAGGAAGACGAAATCCCGGATGTCGCCTCCGATGCCGCCGTTCACACCCATCACGAAGTCGAAATGCATGGGGTCGGCGATATAGCCCTTCTTGTGCAGGCGGAGCGCCATTTCGATCATACTCTTGTCGAAGACCTCCAGCTCGGGTTTGATGCCCCGCTCGATCATCTTCTGACCGAAGTACTTGATCGTGTTCTCCGTGTTCTCGAAGATTTCATCGCCGCCGAAATTGAGCGTGCCGCAGTCGAGGGTCGCCATTTCGGGGAGCAGCTCCGTAGGTTGCAGCCGTTCGTCGTTGGTCATGCCGACGGCACCTCCCGTCGAAGGCTGGATGATTACGTCCGGGCAAACCGCACGGATAGCGTCCATAACCTGTTTGAAGCGGTTTTTATCCTGCGTGGGTTGGCCGTCGTCGTTGCGCACGTGCAGGTGGATGATGCTCGCGCC